CATATCCGAGCCGAATACATTAACGTTATCGGACATAGCCCTCATAGCAACGTCTGTCATATCTGCCGCTTTATCAACGTCTCCACCGAGAGAATTAATTAAAGCCGCACTAAAACTCGTTGCGCTCTCCATATAGGCATTAGCGGACATTCCCGACGTTTTGTATGCGTCTGCGGCGTACTTTTGAAGTCGGTCACTTGCTGACCCGTACAACTTATCAACACCACCAACTAACTGTTCGTAACGTCCATACTGTTGTACAGCTTGAGAAGTGAGTGCACCAACTCCCGCCGCGGCTACACCTACCGCCGCCGCTGTCATTTTGGTAGCACCCGCTACCATACCCCCAAACGCACTTGAGAAAGTCGCACCACCCGCTTTTCCCGCCGCCGCCGCTTCGGGGCCGAATATTGAAGATAAAGACCCTTTTATACCTTTTGCACTCGGTATTATATGTACATAAGCCTCTGCTAATTCAATAGCCATTATTTAACCTCATATTTCTTTAGTTCTCTTAATAAATCTTCTCCGCTCGTAAAGCCTTTTATATCTTTAGAATGGTCTCGATTTATTTCTTGTATTATTGAGACTGGCTGTTTAACACCTTTGCGTCCATTTTCTGTGTTCTGCCACACCAAAAGACCTACCCTGTCGGCTATAGCTCCTAACAACATTTGATTCGTGTTTAATTTGTTGTCTGTTATAGCCATTTTTATACGACTGTCCTCTTTTAACCCTATTGCCAATATTGCACAATAACTCGGTTTTAATTGTCTATAGTCGTATATATGGTAGGTCTCGGCAAAATCACATATTAAAGAATCCTCGTCAAGATTTATTAACCTTGCGAGGATGATGAGTTTTTTAACTCTCGGACACTTTCTACAATTTCGGTAACCATTTCCTGTACTTTAGCTTGGTCGCAATATCCCTTGTTTTTCTTCCGTATGAAAAGAATTAAGTCGTTTTTATCTTCTCCCATAACGAAATTAACAAAATTAACTGTACCTTGAAGTATTCTGTTTGGCTCACCGCTTGTCATATCTGCCATTGACTCGAACACCGTCCAGTCATTTAGGCGGCGTTCGTCAATGGAATACTTAAAGCCACTTTTGGTTTTTCCTTCTATCATCTTTCCCCCTTATGAAGTCCACTTTGCGTAAAGTGTGATGTCTCCAGTAATTACAGTCGTGAAGTCAAACAGTGTTGTTAAATCCTCGTCCGAATACCAGTTATCAAACGTATAGCCTGTCTTGGTCGGGTCGTCGGGACGTGTTACCAAAGTTCCAACCGCTACTATCTGGTCGTCCACGTCTGAACCTCCGTCTGTATCGAACGTTACAGTATAAGGTTTTTTCTGCATATACTCATAATGAGTATTTTCTTTTGATGTGTTATCGGGCGCACAGAAAAGTGTAGTCTCATAACCAATAGCCTCATTATCGACGTAAGTAATAGTTCCTACCTCGGTAACCTTACCTTTAGGAATTACAATTCTCTTTTTAACGTCATTGTTTAACGTCATATCAATAACAAGAGAGTGCTCCGCCTGTACTTCGGCGTTATTCATTACCGTAAGACCTGTATTAAGATTACCGCTTACGTTATCGTCGCCGTAAACGTGCTTTAATACTGTAGGGTTTAAGGACTCGATAAGAGTATAGTTAAATGTATCTTCTTTCGAGGTCTGTACCTTAAGTACAACAGTACCGCCCCATGCCTTTATATCTTCGGTCTCTGCGTTTGACTCATTTGTAAGTCCCGCATCTGATACAAAACCGAGATTTTCAAAAGCCGCATCAAGAGCCGAAATTGCATCAGTCGGAAGTGTAGTTCCGACGGGTGCAACAAACAACGCGCCGCCAATTTTAGGCTTACCAACGGACACATTACTAGCATTATTATTAGCCATTATTTAGCCTCCTTAATAGTGAGTTATTTCAAATACCGCTTGATAACGGTATCTTTTAATTGAAGTATCTGTGAAATTATAATCAGAAACAAGGTCACACCCGCCGATATTAGCCAGCTCGACTATATCTAATACCGCCTCTTTAACGTCCTCGTTTAGTTCTATAGCGTTTGCTAACGTGGTCGAGTAAGACTGTATAGCAATAGTTGACCGTGTTACTTGATTTGTGAAATTAGAGCCCGTTTTTTCTATAATTATAAATTCGTCGGGTAAGGTAGTCGGCATTTCGAGGTATACCGCGAAACCTTTATTATGTAAGTATTGAAGTAAAATTCTTTCTATCATTCTAGCGCCTTTAATAAAGTATTATGGTCTAAATTGTCTCTTTTTGCTTTTTCGGTAACGGCTTTAACTTCTACTATAGTTCTATTACGTCCTCTTCTTGAGTCCATTTCGTAACCGTCACCCGCTTTGTTTTTTATTTCTTTTCCTTTTTCTTCGAGATAATCTTTAACCTCGTCGCATTTTAAAAGGTCTCTTATCCCGACCCCGATTAACTTAATTTCCACCATATCGCTCTATTTTCACCTTTTTATTCCATACTAAAGGTATATTTTCCTCTATTCCCGCCGTGGGATAACCTATCGTTATATATGTGCCAGCAAACGGCGCGGGTAATATAACCTCGGTATCTAACCAGTCGTTTGTGTCCCCTTTAGGAATAGCGAGCGTATAAGCAACTTTTTTCCCATACAGACTTAAAGTATTAGTTATATCATCAGTGGTAGGTTCTCCGACTAAAACGTTATCAACGTTTACTGTCTCTTCCGTATATATAGGCGTGTTATCCCAGTTAGTACCCGTTTGAGTCTTTTTAATTAACTGAATTGTAATTCCTTTAATCATGAGTCGCCCCCTGGTACAAGTTCCTCAATAGGACTATAAGAGCCTATAGAATTACCAACACCGAGTAGTTTCTTTTCGAGCTTTCCTATATAAAGCTCTCCGACACTACCGCCGCCTACCGTGTACGACTGTGAGTACCCCATAGCCGACATAGAGCCTTGTGTCGCTCCCATAGGTACGCCGTCTGTACTATCAAGCGCTCTCTGTACCATACGGACAGAAACCTCTTTTTTAATATCTGCTGCGGCCTCGGCATTATAAGCATCTATGTATATAGCCGCTCTCTCTAAAAGCGCGGTACATATTGCCTGTTCGTCTTGAGTTAGTTCCCTATAAGACGCTTGTACGTCTGTATACGTTGCGTATGCTGCCATGTTTATACCTTTTTCGTTGCCTTTTTAACTACTTTTTTAACGGTTTCTTTAACTGTTTCTTTAGGCTCTGTGGGGATAGAGTCGGCGGGCGTGTGGCCCGCCTTTATATACTCGTCAACCCTATCTTCCGCTACCCACATTTCACCGCGAGAATATTTGTTTATGAATTTAACCATTATGAAGGCACTTCGCCAGTAAGAAGGTTAAAGCAATCTGTATCGGCGCGGAATCCGACTTCGATTTCTGCTCTTACAGCTACCATGTTCTGCTGCCATAAGTTAATAGTATCGTTGCCGCTTGTAAGTGTTGCGGTATCACTGAACGAAATCTCAACACCACTTACTGTACCGTACATAGCCTGTGTCCAGTCACCAGCTACACCGACAATTGCGGGAGTTGACCCACTTGTACCCGCTTTGTACATCTTCTTATTAAAGTAAGTAGGTACACCGAGTACACGATCAACAACACCGTCATTAGCTGACGCAAGGAATAAAGGTCTGCCTGTTGTATCTGTAGCGGAAAGAAGGAGTCCACGCGCCTGTGAGCTTAAAGCAATACCATTCATAAGACCGCCGTTTGTCGCTATGTCCGCATCTGCCGCAACAAGTCCGAGATATGTCTGATTATTTGCATTAAGAATAGACTGTGCTGTACAATTTGCGAAATTATCGAAATTGTTACCAGGCTTCTGTACCGCACCGATTACAGTGTTATCGAATACACCGCCGAGTGCTCTAGGAAGTCTTTCAACGAGTGCATCATAAAGCGCCTGTGCGTCTCTAACAAACTCTTTAGAGAAAGTCTCAATTACAGCTATCTTATAAGCTGACATGAGCTTTGTTGCGGGTGTTCCGTTTGATACGGGCTTTGCCGCTGACTCTGCTACCCATTCCGCCGTGGGGTCTCCTGTTATAACGGGAATTGTTACGCCCCTACCAGGTAAAGCTATCTGTCTAGCGAGTCTCATTACCGCTGACTCTTCCTGTGTTTTCTGAATTACTTCCTGTGATAAATCACTTGGGAGTGCCATACTGTTAGTAGTTCTGTTAATGTCTGCCATTTTTTCATTTCTCCTTTTTTA